TTATTACACAAGATAGAAAAAGAAACACAAGTAGATGTTCAAATATGGGCAGCAAGGAGTATTGAGAAAGTTTTTCAAAAACTGTCCCTACCTTATGAGCGAACCGCCAAAACAAATTCTCCATCATTTACAAAAAATTTCCTTTCTTCTCATGAACATCCTTTAGTTAAACTTATAGCAAAAGCCAGAGAAATAAACAAGGCACATACTACATTTATAGATACAATTATTAAATATGAATATAAAGGTAGAATACATGCAGATATAAACCAAATTAGATCAGATAGTGGAGGAACTGTAACCGGAAGGTTTAGTTATTCTAATCCGAATCTACAACAAATTCCCGCTCGTAATAAAGACTTGGGTCCTTTGATCCGATCCCTCTTTATACCTGAGTCTGGTTGCGAGTGGGGGTGCTTTGACTACAATCAACAAGAGCCACGATTAGTAGTTCACTATGCATCCCTGGATCAAGACGCAAGCGTCTTTAATGTACAAAATGCTTACAAAGAAGGAGACGCAGACTTTCACACTATTGTTGCAAAGATGGCGGACATTCCACGTACACAAGCTAAGACAATTAACTTAGGATTATTTTATGGTATGGGTAAAGCCAAACTACAAGCAGAACTTGGTGTATCTAAAGATAAGGCAGAAGAATTATTTTCTATTTATCATAGTAGAGTTCCTTTTGTTAAAACTTTAATGAAGTCAGTATCTAATAGAGCACAACATAGAGGACAGATTAGAACTTTAGGTGGAAGACTATGCAGGTTCCATCTATGGGAACCAAATAGTTTTGGTATGCATAAAGCATTACCATTTGAACAAGCGGTACAAGAACATGGACCAGGTATTAGAAGAGCATATACATACAAAGCTCTTAACAAATTAATACAAGGATCAGCAGCTGACATGACTAAGAAGTCTATGTTAGAGCTGTATAAAGAAAAAATTATTCCACATATACAGATTCACGATGAACTGGATATTTCTGTGGAAA